GATCCGAAAAAAGGCTCAACATAGTTCGCGACGTCGCCGAATCGCTCCCACACGAGTTCGGCAATCTTCGATTTTCCGCCAAACCATGGAAATGGCGCTCTCAAATCAGTCATTTCTCTCCTAGGGAATTAAGTATGTAATTCCCATAAGTTACCTCTTGCCGGGAGTGTTCAAGTCCCGACCTAACCTGATGCCCTTCCCTTTCTTCCGCTCATCCGCCAGGATGGCCTGTTCACGGTTCCAGGCTATTCTGGCCAAAGTTGTTTCGTCCACGCCCTCTTTGCGCTTTTCGTCTATTTCCTGCTGTAGCGCGGTCCGCGCCGGCATCTCGCTATTCAGCTTCCACGTGTTCCATCCTCCAGATGTTTCATCGTAGCTGTCGTCCTCCCATGCGCCGTGAATCTTCTTTACAGCCTTACGCTCGTCCACAATTCGGCTGCTGATTGCACGGTAGGTCAATGGTAAATCGGAAGAAGCTCTGGTCAACGTCAAAGCATTACTGGAAAGACCATTGTAGAGCACTTGGGCATTGCCGGCTGGATCATGTGCCCATTTCATTGTTGCTACGCCATGAGCATTCATTATTTCAGAGATCACAGCGTAAACGCTTTTACCCGCGCCGTGATGCTGATCCATTGCCTCGTCCATCACACAAAACGCTATGCGCGGTGGCTCGGGGTCACGAGCTTTTAGTTTCTTCAGCCAAGATTGCTGGGGGCCCTGAAAGGGAAAATCGGTTGAACCAAAGCCCTTTTCGCAAATTCCTAACGCGTAGTTTTTCGCTGACATCTTGCGCTCGATGCGCTCGCGCGTCTTGAACACCCGGCCATTCGGAGCCACGGCGTACAGGCCGGCGGCGGCCGCCGAGTTTCCGTAGCCATAGTCGATGGCCATGTAGTGCTGCCACCACCAGGAGTCGCCGATTGAGGCGTAGGGAACAACATCATCCGGGCGCATAAAGTCGAAGTACAGGCCTGCGGCATTGCACCAGCACCCGTACAGGAGCTGCTGCTGCAGGGCTTTCGACTGGCTCATCAGGCCGGTCAGCTTCTCCCGGCCATAAAAGGGGTTGTCGGCGAGGAAAAACGGAATGAAGGATGTGGCCTTGCAGACCGGGGAGTCGTCCGTCCAGCACGCGCCACGGTAGATGCGGCCAGGGTAGACGCTGGTCTCGTAGGGCCGGTCGTCGGCGTAGGTTGCGGGGCTGTGAATTGGGCAGCGATTGCGCAGAAAGACTTTCATCTGCCAGCCATGGCCGATGCCGCCAGGGTTGCTCGTGAAGCGGCCGCGAACAAATAGTCCAGAGTCGATTGGGGCCGCCAGCCAGCCGATCATGAATTTGATTCGGTGTTCCGGGTGCTGGCCGGTCTCGTCAATTCCGAGCCAACTATATGGGTTTCCCTGGTAGCGATCCAGATCCTTGTCTTTGGCCAGATAGCCGGGCCGGATCGTGGCTCCGCTCGGAAATAGCCAGTGCCTGAACCGGCTGACCCATCGACCACAATAAGGCTTCGGCTCGTACATCTTCTGCTGAACGTCTTCTAGTTGCTGCATCTCCTGAAAGGAACGGCGAATCAGCAGAGCACGCAGACGAGGGTTTTTGTACTCCTGAACGGCATCAGCAGCAAGAACGATGGTTTTTCCGCCACCTGAAGCACCTCCGCCCATCAGCAATTCAGCGCGTGAATTAAGAAATGCCTGCTGCCCAGCATTGGCGGGCCACCAGGCTGGCTCTACGCCCTCTGGAGGAAATTCAAAAGGCGGAAACCACTTGCCCATGGACGGAATTGAAATAGGGTTAGCGCTCATCCCAGGTCCACCGTGATGACTTTGCTTTGAGGCGTTCTCTTAACAAGCGATGCGGAGATCGGCGTATCAATTGACTCGCCAATTGCTGACAGGACTACTGACTTTGAAGCGTCAGGGTTCTTCTCTGGGACCAAGTCAAAAACTTGGTTGTTATCGGCTGGCCTTTCAATGGGTTCATCGGCGGGCTTCTCGGCGCGTAGCCGGGCGAAGACGGCTGTGTAGATTCCAGGGTTCCTGCTCGTTGTGTTCTCGTTGTCTCCAGGGGCTACGCGGCGGGTGTTTCCCTGCTCGAGAATGCCCTTGACAACGAACGCGGCTTGGATGGCGGCCAGCTTCTGTTGTGGATGTATATTTTGATCGAGCCCGACTGCCATGCGCATCAACTGATCTTCGAGAACCGTCTCGTCAATCCGTTGCAGCGGAGCGCTGACCACGGCGGCCAGCTCATTCTGCGCGGCCTTCTTTTCTTCTTCGGCCTTGCGGGCGTCCTGCTCGATCTTCGCCGTGACCTGAAGAACCGCATCACCCACCAGCTCCTGGCGGCGCTGCTCATCCCAGACTGGCTGCATCTGGCGCTTGATCTCGCTCTGCACCCGCTTCTTAGCCAGAAATCGTTTTGCTGTTCCCACCTTCAGCTTTGCCCGGCGCTCAGCATATGCAATCTTTTCCTCGACCGCGCCCTCTTTCACGTAGAAGCGAATGAATCGCTTCTCGTCGGTGGTCGGGCTACTGATCCCCCTTTTCTGAGTGGTCTTACTGGGCATTGCGGGCACTCCGGGCGGTGCAACTACTGTCCATCCTATCAAAGCTATTGTGGGCCAACCGTGATTCCCTTGTCTTTAAGCCGCGCTTCCAGTTCGTTCGTGGCGTCGATTCCCTTGTCCTTGGCAGTGGCTTCGAGTGAGCGTGAGGCTTTCTCTGTGATTACGTCCTTCAGTTCCGCCCGCTCTCCCGCGCCAGCCTTGTTCCAGATCGACATCGCGTCATCCATGCTGAGGTGTAAAACGTCGTACTGAAACTCGGTCATTCCGGCCCGGCGAATGATTGTTGAGGCAGCACGCGAACTCATCTTTCCATTGGCAACCTTGTCGCGTATGTCGTCCACCATCTTCTGTGCTGGTTCTGGCCATGCGCTCGGGTTTTCTCCGATTGCACCAGCGTCCCGCAGTTTCTTGACCTCCTGAACGTTGGCGCGGGCTTCGTCCATCTTCTCTTCGGTTCCAGGACGATCTGGAATATCTGAAAGCCGCAGCTTGTGCGCTTCCTGCTCGAGTGGGGAGCGATAATTTCCGAGTTGAACACCGGCGCTCGTAAACAGGGAATCGACCCAGCCCTCATCGGAGGTGGTAAAGAGCTGTTGTACCTGAATGGGGGCCATCTGTTTCAAGTAATTTTTGGCGAAGTTCATCTTGCTTTCCTGACGGCCAAAGTTATCGCGGCCCGTCAGGAACTCAATCGCCGGGCGCAGCGTTGCGGGGTTCAGGCGGTTGTATGCCCAGGTTACAGGGTTCTTGATAAGCTCCATCATGTCGCCCTGAACCATCCGGAGACCTATGTGCTTGTCGCCCAAGACGCCCCAGCTCTTGGGAGTCACCACAACCAGTGCGTCTTGCCAATCCCAGTGGGCGCCCTTCGCTCCCTGATCGCGGTTGATGACGGCGTTCGTGATCCGGCAGATGCCGTACATCACCAGCGCTCCGCGCAGAAGCGCCGCAAGCTGTTCGGTGTGGAGTGGTGGGGGTGTCTGTGTACTCTTGAACGGCTTGGACGCGACACGGGCCGCCAGACGTGGAATCTCGCCAATACCCTGAGCCGCAAACTGAATGCGAGCCTTTGTAAAGTCTGGGCTGAAAAGCAGTAGATGCTCGATCGCCTGATAGGTCTTATTGTTCATCCGGTTCAACTGCTCAAAGAACGCGGGGTCGAGTCCGCCAAACGCGGCGTTTGCCTGTTGCGCGGTCAGCAAGTGAATCTCGTCACGGGTCATGGTTGCAGCCTTGCCGTCCTTGGCCCCTCCGAAACGCTCCATGTTCCTTGCGAAGGCCTGCTTGTACATCTCCGCTTTCAGCCGCGGGATATAGTCACGGAAAAGGTAGCGGTGATACGTTCCCATGCCGGGCAGAGTACTCAGAACGCCTGTCGTGTCGATGTTCAGAAGATTCAGGCCGTGGGCCACACCTTCCAGCACGATCGCATTGTTGGCTTGCTCGTCCATGCTGGGTAGCTTGAACGGGTTCACCAGATGCTCCATCGAATGAACGCCCAACTGGACCTGATGGAATCCGCTTCCGTAGAGAATCACGCCCTTTGCTGTGGCTCCTGCTGTGCCGATGGCGTTGAGCCCGAGGCGTGCTCCCTCCTCAACCCGCTCCGGGCCGGTCATCGCGCCCCAGGTCTTTCCGGGTTTCGTCTTAAACCAACTCTTCGTCACCAGATCGTGAACCTGCTTTGCCACTTCCGGATGAAGGAGGATGTCACCGCGCAGCGCCAGCACCTTACCGGCTGGAACTGGGAAGCGTGGATCGTCTGGTCCGAAGAGCTTGGACTGTTCATCCTTCGGCGTCTGGCTGTAGCCAGGGGCCAGCATCTCGCGGTCCTCGTCGGTCAACTCCCAGGTGAAGTTCTTCATCTGGCCGGCGGGGTCGCGGACGTAGTCGCTCATGTCCTCCGGTCGCTTGGGTTGCTTGAGGATGCGCGCACCGCTGGTTCCCTTTTTGTCGAGCACTGTCGTACCGGCCCGGCTCTCCAGAATGGCCAGTGGCCGCCCGTCCTTGGCGTTGCCATAAATCAGGCTGCGGATGAAGCTGCGCGTCATGAAGGTCTTAGTGAACGCATCATGGTAAGCGCTGAGGATCTTTCCGGCGTCCAGCGTCGTCGGCTTCTCGCCGTTCTTGATGGCCTCAAAAAAGCTCGGATAGACGCGCTTATTCAAAAAGCTTGGATTTGGAGACAGTTCGTTCAGGTTCGTGACCGAGTTCAATCTCGACAGAGTTTCTGGGTCGCTGGCAAACATGTGCATCGTGTAGTTGCTTGCGCCCGTCGGCAGCAGGCCCGCGTCAGTCAGAATCTTCAACTGCTGATTGTAGTAATCCCGGTGAGCCTCAGCCACGGATTTTTGCTCTGGAGTCAGCTTCAAAGCATCATCAAAAGCGCGCACGGCCTCTTTGGAGATATTGGGGATGGCGCGAGCCGCCATCTGCCAGTATTTCAGCTCGGTATTGTTTCGCGCCTCTCCGTAGATTGTGATTGCGTTCCGTTCGCGCTCGCTGGGGGCCACCTTCACCAGTGCCTTCTGGTAGATGTCAACCTGACGCGCGGCCTTGAATTCGGCTGAACGCAGATCGCTGAGAGATTGCCGATAGTCTGACCACGCCGGTGGGGTACACCAGGTTGACCACGCGCCAGCCGCCGCGCCCTTCACGCCTGCAAATGCACCCTTCACAGCCTCCGTCTTTTCCGTGATTCCCTTTGTGGCTGCATCGACGGCCTGGTCCATGTGTTCGCTGGCGCTCATCTTGCGCTTCGGCAGCTTGCCCAGCTCGTCAATCGT